TTTTGAAAGATTTGACAGATAGTAGGGACTTGCGATCCATTCCTCATATCTCATTGTGCCTCGTTTGTTGTTGCATTTCTTACAACTCGAAATGAGGTTCATTGGGACACTCGGACCCATCTCTTCCCATACTACCACATGGTCCACCGTCAGAGGTTGGTCATCCACACCACAATATCGACAAGTATAATTGTCTCTGCGGAACACCTCCCAAGAGACCTTCTGTTCGATCTGTCGGGTGGACTTCCGCAATATGACTTTCTGACCTTTCTCCATTCCTTCGATTTCCTTGAGATCGGATTGTCGAATAATTTTCTGCCAATCTTCAAGAGTAGGAGTAAGAACACCAAGTTTTATAAACTCCTGTTCTGGTAACATAATCAGTACATCACCATACAGTACTCCTGTGATTTCAAGTTCAGTTCCAATAGAACGTAGATCAAAATCATCCATGCTTATAAATTTTGCCCAATGTGTACTCATTTGTCACCTCCTTTCCATTGTTCAAGTTCAGATTTATCGGATCGGCTAAGGTACACCATTCCTTTAAAATTCAAACCGCTTACAACATTTGTGATAAACTCTTCTTCAGTTTCCATCTGAAATACATTACCTTCCTGAGTGAATCTCCAATGAATCATCTGATCTAAACAAGTGATAACCAGATACTTATTCTGGACATTCCGAACTCTCCTTTGATCATGTTCTAAAGCATAATTTAAAAGATCAAGATCAAGAATGGCTGTTCGGAATTTACCTTGATATTTATTCTCAACATTTGATTCACCTTTGTTATTCATCAACATTAAAGGATGCTCCTCATTTGTCATCGGTCCATGACCATGACGAGTCTGATAGGCACGAGTTACGTACCATACTTCATCGTAATGATAGATAAACTGATCTAAACGCTTACGTCCCACGTTACTACGTGTTACATGAGGAAAGAATCCAATATCCTGATCCAGCAAGAGACCTTGACTACCTTCATAGATAGTATTTGGATGACTTGGAATATCAGTACTGTCTACACGAACGATAACATCTGCTGGAAACATCGCTCTATTATTGAGTATGTCTACAGCTTCCATGAAAGGCTTCATGTCAAGGTCTTTGAGGACATGAAAGAGACCATAATATTTACGGATCATCTCAAGTTTGATCTTCAATATAGTAGGATTAAACAGGTCTGAGAATTGAAGATGAAAATGATCTTCCTCTCTTTCAAGAGTATCACCAAATCCAACTCCACACGTTCCGAACATCTTCTCAACTTCTAACTTTTGATTATGAAATATGTCAAAAGGTGTAGTTACAGGACATTCATCCTGAATATAAATTCTCAATTCATGTACTGATTCACCCATTTCATCCACTAATAGGGCAAGTTCACGTAATAAACCTATAGGTTCAACAGTACAGTATTTCGACCAGTAAGTAGGACATCCTTGCAGAGTTCCGCTTCCAAAATTCGCAAACGTATGTTTGATTCCATTATGGTTTACGGTGTGACCTGCTTGATGTCCACCAGAGTATCTGACAACCATTGGATTGTTATAATAAGAAGAAAGGTATGATGTTACCATACCTTTCCCCTCATCTCCAAATCCAAGTCCGATTACTGCGTGTCTCATGTCACGAGGCTTCAAGGTGCAGACCCTTCAGCTTCAGCTTTGTCAATGTCTTTAGCCTCTTCAACAAGAAGATCGTTTAGACGAAGTGTAGCTTCAGCTAAGATTTCTCTCATTGTAACTACTGCTTCATTGTTATTGACAAATTCAACTGAGTTTAACCACGCAATAAATTCTTCTGAAATCTTCCTCTTAGGAGTTTCAGCAGTGTATCCGGGATTACCCATAGTTAAAGCATTTCTTCTGGTTTGGTATCAGCAGGTGTCTCGCTCTCCCTTTCTTTGTCAGGGGAAGCCTCTACACCATTCTTGGATACAATATCAGCAATGATACCACTGATATGATCACTACTCTGGACAATAATCAGATTATCACCCATGAGTTGCTTCCATCTTTGCGGAACGACTTCTCTCTTTCCGGAATAGGTTTCAGTAGTGTGGATATGGTACACATGATACAACTTCCTTGCTTCTTCAAGCAAGTCGGAAGACTTTATCTCTCCACCATCCTGACCTTCTCCCATGATTTTCTTGAGAGCAGCACTGGAAACAGAGGGTAGATTATGTTCGTCACCAATAGTAAACAGAAAACCTTTTTCTTTCCTCTTCTCATGACAGTCGATCTTGGTGTGACGAGCAGCGAAATACCACGCTAACATATAGCTTTCACCGTCATTACCACCTCCACCACCCTCAAGGTAGGTATCCATTAACCATTTGTCCAAAAGCTCATCAGAACTCTCGAATTGACCTACCTGAAGTGGACTACGATCCCACTCATGATCACCGATTTCCATGAAGAGAACCTGTGGATCAGGATTACCAGCTTTGATGATTGAATCCATCATGTGAGGCAGACCGTGTTTGACCAAATGTTCTGGTACTGATCCCATTGAACCTGTAACATCAAGTGCTACAATGATTGCAACAGATTTAGGATGTTCGTCAGAATCTCTTGATTCCCGAAAATCCAGACCAACTGTAGTCATCTCACGAGTTACAGACTTGCTTTTGAAGTTCTCTGCATTGGATTTCATGGCTGTTCCCATTGCCATATGGCGTACACCACGATCCATTGAACTATAACTACCGCCTCCCATTATTCGGTTCCTCCAAATAAGTAAGCATAACGCTTACGTGCAATGTCAAGTTTGATCTCAACATTCCGGATTTTTACTCCAAGTTCAATGTCCTTATCTACATAAACTTTTGAATCAAAGTCACTTGCAAGAGTAAGATTCATTGCATTGGTTGGAGACAGGTCAAGCATATTCTCTTGCTCTCTCTGCATCTTTTTCATTTGAACTTCGAGGTCTTCGATCTCACGTTTGTAAATGAGTTCAGCATCTTCGATTATGCTATCAGCACGATCCTTACGGATTTTACTGTTATTGCGATACAAAGATTCTTTGAACGCACCTACTTGTAATTCGACTTCTTCCGCCATTTTTTTGTTTTTAAGGTTTAACAAATAAGAATAAAATGTTTTCTATCAGGATGATCTTCACATTTGACAGGACGTGCATTTTCATTTTCATGATTTTCTCTTGCAACTTTTGACCATCCATTTGTAGTGCCTGAAGGGTTGTCCCTATTGGCTACTTCTAAAATTTCTTCATCAGTTGCATCTTCTTCAGCACATACCTGCATATAACAAATTCCTGAGAATGGTATTGTTACTTTCACTCTTTCCATTAGTAGTTTTTAAAGTTTAAAATACCTGAGTGGTACTTACTTACGCTTTCCCACTCAGGTTCCCTACTGTAGCGAAAGTAGTAAGTTATAAATTGAATTTTCGCATAAGTTTAGTCCTGTTGAGTACATTATTAAGTTGTGCTGCTTCAACAAAGACTTTACCTTTCTGTTCTGCGAACCAATTTAAAGGTCGTGTTTCCTGATACAAAGAGAAGTAACTTCTTCCAACAATAGATTTGGATTTCATTCTTCCTTCCGCTTTCATTCTTCCGAGCTTTTTAGCGAACTGATCACATTTACCACATAAAGAGATACCAAGCATGATTACATCAGCTTCTCTATCAATATCGTTTATCATCATAGGTTGAAAACGACCAGCGATTGTAAATCTGTAACCATCTACAGTTGTTCCGTGATAGAAAAATACTTCTTCGCTATCAATATTCAGTAGATCAGGCATTATTCTGAGGCTTCAGCTTCGGGAGCATCGGCAGTAGTCTTCGCAGGTTTGATACCGAGAAAGACTTCACCAATGTAGTCCAGATCAGCTCCGGAGGCAATTTTCCATCCTGTGATAGTTTTGACATCTTCGATTACCTCTACCTTTGGTAGAAGAATCTTGGAGTTCTCATCACAGATGGTACGTACTCTGCTCATTTTACCTTTGACAGAGCGAAGAGAGACAGGTCCATCGGACTTGATCTTGTCAGCATACATCATTCCTGTTACACGGAAAGCAAGTTCGCTTTCATTCAGGAACTCGTTAGCATCCTTTGCCTCTTCAAAGAGAGCTTTTGCAATATAACTTTCAACTTGATTTTCAAACATAATTGTTTGGTTTTAAGAGTTTTTAAATAAGTTAATTAATTCAACGATTATATCTATCCCTAATAACACAATGAGAACCAGTGCAATAGTTTTTATTACATCTCTCATCATCCAAATACGGGACAGGAATACGTGTCGTCTTGCGAGTTTGAAGACAGTTTTAAGTAAGTCTTCCTTCTCTTTTTCGGATAGTTCTCCGAAGTCGATTTCACCAGAATTTATCTTTCCGATGATCTCCCATGCTTCTTTTATCTTCATGTTGTTAGGAAAAATAGATCATCATCTCGCTTTTTCTTCAGTTTTTTTTCTTCTATTTCAATCAATTCTCTTTTCGATGGACCAGTATCAAGAAGTCCACGACTCGGAGAATGTGGATAAGCAACCTCTCTAAGCATTTGTTCCCGATGATAATCCGATGCTGATCTTTGTGCCATATCTGCTTGTCTTTGCATATAAGGATCAACTCCGAATTGTCCAATACCACGCATAGTATGTTGAGCAAGAACTGTTTTGCGATCTCGAAATAACTTTATGTACATTTTGTTGTACACATCAGCACATTGATCAAGTTCTTCATTCTTTGCACTATGTCGTCCATAAGACATTGCTTTACTGATCCTATACATTTCTATTTCAAAATGCTTTTTATCCGGAAATATCCTTCTTAAAAATTCTGGTAGTGGTAACTCCTCATTGATTTCATGTCCATCTGCGGATAGAGGATAGCCTTCTTCCATCTTGTGACGTATACGAACACGAATACTGTCATGTCCCATATACATACCGCTATCTAAGAAGTATAGCATAGCTACCCAAGTAGCCTCGGCTTCTCTTCAAAAAGAGCTTCGTAGATTTCAATGGCGTTATCGAAATCTTTCTTCTCAACAACCATTGCACGATGAGTCTTCACGATGTTCTTAAATCCTTCTTTTGCATTATCCTTCGCCTCCATTTTTGCCTTATCGAAGGCATCTTTAGCGGTTTCAAAATCTTCCTGAGCTTTCGCAACATCAATCTCAGCCTGTCTTTGGAGTGATTTGGATGCTCTTGCAGCTTTGATCTTGTCACCTGCTTTGGATTCCCAAAACAGTATGAGTTTATTCTTCTTCTCTGCCATTTTTACCAAGTTATAGGTTCAACATTATGATTTAATAAAAATTCATTTGCTTTCGTAAAATGTTTACATCCAAAAAATCCAGCGTGTGCTGAAAATGGTGAAGGATGTGCAGCAGTTAATCTGAGATGGTTCTTAGGTAGAGCCTTATTCTCAAGATGTTTCTTTGCTTTTGATCCCCATAACATCCATACAACAGGATGTCTCCATTCGATGAGAGCTTTGAGCACATGAAATGTAAACATTCCCCACAAATGTAAATGTGAAGCAGGTTCTCTCTCACGTACCGTATGAGCTGTATTAATGAGCAACACGCCTTGTTCTGCCCATCGAATGAGTTCGGAGTCCTGAGAGAGTTGAAAGCCATCATATACATCGCTTTCGACCTCCTTAAAGATATTCTGTAAGGAAGGTGACAGTCGGAGCTTATTCGTATTTGAAAAAGCAAAACCATCATAGGAACCGTCATGATAAGGGTCTTGTCCAAGTATCACAACTTTTACCTTAGAAAGGGGAGTGGTCCGAAATGCTTTGAACAACAAGTCTGATCCCTTCTCAGGGTAGACTGTATATTTTCGCCTGTCTTTAAAGAGTTCAACGTATAGTTCATCAAAATCTTTTGTTGCGAAATACGGTTCAAGCACTTCAAACCACTCATTTCCTAATAATTCTCTAAACCTAACTTGTAACCTCTGGTCCAACATTGGAAACTTCAGCTTCAGGTTCGTTCATTCCGGTCATCTCCTTCATGAATCCATGCAGCTTGATGTGATCCCGAATAATGTCAATCGGATGACTCTTCTTGAGAGCTTCGGTGACATTATTATACAGGCTCCAAGCATTATCTTCCTTGAAGTGTTCACTTTGAGTAAGTTCTTTTTTGACAATACTCAACTGAGTAGGAGTAATGAGATTCCTCTCGAAATACATAACTCCCATAATTTCAGCTTTTTGGCGTGGAGTAAGAGAATAGTTCTTCATCACATCCACTTCCATAACGAGCTTTCCAAAATCAGATTTCATTCGGTCTACACCGATCTGAATCTTCTCATTCAACTCTTCTGCAACGGTTCCTGTATGCTTTCTTTTGAAAGCCATCAGATCACCGGAGATTAATCCATTTCCACAAATCCAGACTGAACCTCCTGCTACAAACGCAACTGACATAGATTTGTCGTAAGAGTTGCGCCAACCGAACATCATTTTCAGTCCATGCTCCTTACCAAAGTCTGTTCCATCTTCGACATCATAGAATCCAGTAACTCTTGTACCAAGTATATTTGAATACACTCTGTCACGAACGATACTCAAATTGTTGGTACGAGCATTAGCTTGGATTGCATCGACAATCTCAGCATGGGAAACAGGACTATAGGTAGAAGTCCTTGCAGGTAAAGGCGCACGTAAGGCTCTATCCTTAGATGCTCTCCAATACGCAGTTTCATTTCTCATATTATTTATCTTTTAAAAACGTTCTGATATTGCGACCAAATACTTCATTGGTCATAGAGTTATCTCTCATTTCTTTGAGAATAGCAATCAGATCAGTATCATAAGCTGTACCTGATTCTCTTACTCTCAACATCTTATCTGCTGCACGATATGAATCTTCAGCAGCTTGTTCACTTGATGTTGATTGTATAAGAAATCCCGGATATACACTTGAAGCTATCCTATCACGAAGATCAACTTCTTGACCCTGAGCTGCACCAAGAGCTAACTTGAGATTAGCTATTTTTTCATAGCTTCTCGTGAGTAGCTCCTGATACATCTGAATTGACATATCTCCCTCAAATTCCTCTTGATCTTTCTTCAGTTCGTCACTCATAAGGTTTATATATTTCGATTTCACTGTCTGGTTTTGATGCAAGTTCACTGTTTGCTGGTAGCTCTATTCCTAAATACTTCTCCATTTGCTTTTTTAAATCTTTGTTACGACCAATAACATCTAACATCGGTTCGCTTTCTTCTCTACCATAAAACTTCTGTATGCGTCCTTTTAACGCCTTAGAGAACTTGGAGTATTTCCCCTCTACGAAAGATAACACATCTTCTTTAAACTCCGAAGGAATTTTAAAGAAATATACTACGTGATATTTTCCATGTTCAAGATGGGAAACACAAAGAGGATCAGTTATCATATATTTCTCGAACTCTTTGTATGTCTTAGTGCCTGTAAATCTGTATTTTATACAGAGATATTCATAGGTAGGATCGAGATAAGTGTTCACATAATAGCTATCGACTTTCAACTGTTTGAAGGTCTTTCCAAGAGCAGGAAGCAGGAATTTACCTGTCTTGGTTGGTAGTGAACTGTATATAATAACAGATTTACCCTTTTTTTCGATAACCATATATACTACATCATATACAGTTTTGACGTTACCGACTATCAAAGAGATTTGATCTCCTTTTTTAATGGTCAGCTTGTCTTCAAAATTGATAGATTTGATATGACTACCAGATTCGTCCATTTCAGGATGGAGGAACGCAATGTCAGAGGTATCAAGATACAGTCGAACAGCATCAAGTGACATGATATTGATTATCTTGCCATTACTGAGTTTGATTGTATTTCCTTCTAACATTGAGTAAGGGTTTTTAGAATTTAACTCCAAATGCACTAATCTCTATTTCACCATTCTTTTGATAGGTGTCGTAGTCATAGTCCCACTTGTCATTTTTAATGTGCCAATCGAGTTCGGCAGTCAATCTTTCGTATCCCTTGCGTTTGGTTTGTCCGAGAGTTCCAAAGTAAATTGTATCCTTTTCTCCTGATACGCTTCCTCCCATTGGTTCAATATAATCTATTCCTGATCTTCCTGCATGAATATCTTTTGGAGTCATCTTATATACAACCGGATTGTAGAACAGATTTGTGTCAGCATAAACGAACCTCATGGGTTCAAATTCATACTTACGGGTGTCCATACCTCTGTCCCATTGAGCAGTCATTACAGCATCGGTATACATGGAAGCCTGTAGATACCTATGGTATCTCCAAAATGACTTCATGAATCCTTCGCCTCCTGTCTTCAGATCGACAGGTTGAATCAACTCATTATGGTGGTCGATTCTTATAACATCCAGCATGGATTTTGCTGGTGCAATAGCGTTCTCTCCGGTTATTAACGATTTGAAGTGTATGTTCCAAACTATAGGTACTTGGAACAATAAATCTACGCCATCTTCTTCAATAAAGTATCTCTTTGTGAAAGGATTTGATGTAAGTTGTGCTACAATTTGATTTGCTACGAATAATTCTTCTGCACCTACAATACTTTTTCCTTTTGCGTTAAGTAATGCGTCAAAATATGCTCTGCCTTCCTTATCAAACTTCTTTACCGATGCGTCTAAACTAATTTTGTATCCTGATTCATTATGTGCTCTTTTGGTGTCTCCTGTTTGTGCGAGTACATTACAATACTTGAGCATCATTTCGCTACTTGGCTTAGTAGCAGTCATTACATAGACTTCATCATCAAACCTCTCCTTGTTGGTAAGGAGTAAATCCACAACAGTACCGAGAAGCATAGCAGAGGTTTCCGAAGATTCCTCTGCTGCTTCTGCGATTCTGTATGCTTGTGGACTATTAGCAAGATTTGACAATGAAGAATAGTTTACTCCATCATAGCCACGATAGGCTGATTCTGGAACTACGTTCAAGAGTCTTGTTGTCATACTAATTCTGCGTTAAGATTAGAAAATACACTGTCTTTGATCTCATTGTCGATCCTCATAGTTTCGACTAATGAGTTGGTCCTGACAGTTTTAGGACTTACCATAAATGATTTTAGATATTCATCTGATACATCTTTTACAGTTATCGTTGATCCAATATCTATCTTCTTTATCTGATCCAGTATATTTCTTCTTACGGTTGCTGTGTAATGTGTCTTAGCAAATATAGATTTACGCAATTTCTCTTTATTCACGAAAATTGTCACATGATTTAAATCAAGCTCAGTTCTCATAACTTTCCTTTTGTGTGCATACCTATAGTAACGTTCTGATTGTATGGTAATTGTAGGAAGTTGTGAGGTTTTTACTACTGCGAGACAGAATATATCAATCTCTCCTTTCATTCGATATTTTTTATCGTCACCGAAAAGAGATGAAGGCATATATTCAAAATCGTCAGGTGAAGCTATCACACTATAGAATCCTGAGAAGAAGTTTATAAAATCTCCTCCCCACGATCTATTTTTCTTGTAAATAAATGGTATTCCTGATGAATTTAAATTCAAATGACTCAAACGAGAGCGAACTCTACGATTATGAGAGCCGTGGAAATACGGATTATGGTAGCCTTTGTACGTAGGTGGAATTGCTATCAATGGATAGTATCCATCATGAGGTACAAATCTCAGAGGATAGACTACTCTATTAGATGGTTTCTGATAGTAGTCTATGATCAGCATCTTATCTCTTGGTTTCTTCGGATCTCCTCTCATGGTTCAGTTTCATTAAAGAATAACGGTCCGATTTCCTCATACTTGAATGGAAGCTCGTAGGAGGGGTCCAAGAATCCAGTAAACCCTTGTACCATTTTCGCTGCAATCGCTGCTGCAAAGTGCGTAGTCTGCTTATAAGAGCAGTTCGTATCATCGACTTCATCATCACTAAACAGGTATTTATTTTTGTATTGTAAAGCATTTTCAAGCGTTACATAAAATACCTGAAATTGTTCTGCGTTCAGTCTTCCATCAATAAAGATGGAATCCGGATACTTTTCTGCTTCTTGTAACCAGTTCTCAAACATATCCTTTCGTGCTACCATATTATCAAAACATGAGAACATAACGGGACTTCTGAGAGCTTCCGGATCATACCGATCAGGTTGTACTGTAATCCTCTCATATCCACTGAAGTCTTTTACTATCTCTTTGATAGCAGTGACTTTCAGCTTACCAATATCCTGAGTTCTAAACAGTTGTCCAGCCATATTGACTTCTTCTACTGTGTCGAAATCGTATAGGATAATGTATGAGGTAGGTGGTAGCATCCTTGACAGAAATAATGTCAGCCAACTACCAATCCCTCCTGCACCTCCGATAATGATAGGAATAACGAACTTATCGACTTTCTCAAACCATGAAGCATCACGGAATCTTGACTTCTTTACATCAATCATGGAGTTCCCTTTCTGCTCTTGCAAGTTGATTAGCAATACTATTCTCAGACTGATTCTCTTCAGGTTCTCTGATCACTTCATAACCAAGCATAAAATGTTCAAATGTCTCCTCAAGATTAGTAATCAGTTCAGATAGAAGAGGAAGTCCTTCATACTTCTTAATTGACATCAAAACTTCCTTGATCACAATGACACGTTCATCATCAGCAAGAAGTGCATCGTCGAAGTAAGCATCAAGCACATTGTCGATATGATTCAAGAGATAGTCATAAAATAAGTCCATCTCAGCATCTTCCTGTTTGACAATCTGATGCAGAATAGCATATACATTACTCTCTGTTTTCAGTTCAGTATCAAACATCAAGATGTTCTTTGTCAGCTTTTCGATCTCCCATGATGTCATCTTGTCAGGGATGACTTTTGAACCAATAGCTCTCTGACTTTGCCTGTGATGTAGTTCATGACGTGGAAGTTCATTCATATTCTGATTATGGAAATGAGAGTATTGATAACCAGCAGCACTGTGCTTTGATTTCGCATCATTCTTCTTGACAATCTCATCAAGACGATCAGAAAAGAATCCACCAAGCTCAGCATACATAATTCTCATATCAATGATAACCATGTGCTTCTCAACTTTCGATTGTTTGAAATGCTTGATCACACCTGCATCATTCAGATAATTCATCTTAGATGTAGTGTGCATATCACTCAGGAAAGCTACTTTAGCAGCGTAATTTCCGTTGAAATTCACTACAAAGGACAGATAGTAGTTATACTTGTCCACGTTGTCCTGAAGCTCTCCTGTATCGACTCCGGAAAAATAAGCTGATCCACTATGATGAGTATGAATATGTCCGAGCTTCTGCTCTAAAGCCTCCGGGATTTGATCATACAAATCAACAATATCACCATCGGTTTCATAGTCAGTTGCCCCTGCTGTTCCAATATCCATCAGGAAAATATGTTTTGCTTCCAATTCAAAATCTTTAGGCTTGGAAGGATTGCCTTTAATTACATCATATAGAAGAAGACCTGACCATTCTTTACTTCCACAATGGGAATGAAGATATGTGATCTGCGATATGATTTCAGGTGGTAAAATCAATTTACCTTTATCTTCCATAGTATAGATCGGATATTCAGCTTTCTTCTCTTTCGTCTGCGCTGGTGTTCCCATATTTTTCAAGTTTATTTGTTAAATGATACATAATAAGTTGTGCAATCTCCTTCATGATATTTGGTTCAGGAGAGAATACCAATCCTTCTAACAGATTCCCTACATCACGAGTAATTAAACGAGGACGATAATACTTCCCACTCATATAAATAGGATTAAAGTTTATCATTTTAAGTTCAGCTTTCTCGATAATCTTTGCTGGATTAACTGAATCCATATCGTTAATTACATGGAAAGTTCCTTCCAGAGAATTATAGGTATAAACAGTTTCTCTAAGTTGTGTAGTGATCTCTTTAATCTTGTCGCTTGGAATAATTTCCATGAACTTTCTAAAGAACATTTGATAATCTGCTACAAACTTGAGATTCCCTTTCTGGTTGATAATCGTAAAGCATGGTGCGAATGTACCGAACTGTTCCGGAGTCTGATTAATCTCATAGATTAACCTCTCCACATAAACATTTCTAACTTCCCTGTCCGTTCCTATAATATGTTTCCTAATAGGTTGTACACCACCATGAATGTTGATATTCTCCATTCTGTAATGAGGACCACCTTCAAGTGACTCCCATCTGACATAGGTATCCAATCTAAAAATATGCTCTTGAATTGAATACTCAGTCAGATAACCATCACCATTGTTATAATTTCCACTTCCTGTACAGAAACCTCCAAAGTTGCACATACTGGTAGTCAAGTGAGAATGTTGGTAGCTTCTACCTGCATCTCCGGGAGTAAACGTTAATCTTGTTCCACTCAGAGAACCCATTACATTAGAACGAATCTCATCTGCACCATGACTGAGCCAATGATTTCCTGTACTCTTAATTATTATATCACCGATATGATGATCCATTTCAATAGAATTAGAAATGGTCACATCGTTGAATTTTACAAGCAAATCAAAATGAGACTCCGTATGACGCTCTTGACCTCCGAAACTATACATAATGTCATAATCTTCAGCAGGATGTACCATCTCAATATTGAACTTCATAAATGACATGAATCGTTCGATTTCATCGAATTGTCCCATGTACATTTTCTTAGCTTGTTTGATACGGTGGTAAGAAACATGACTTCTATATCTGATTTGCCACAATCTACCTTTGGAGTTGATAAAAGCATTTTTATTGATCACAACAAAGAATGGTTCATCTCCAATACCACCTTCTGAACCAAGATATACTTGAGATGGGTAAATTCTGGTTCCATCTCTACGATCTCTCTTCTTATTCTTCTTATCGAATCCATCTTTATAGACAGTTAAACGATTCATATTCTTGTCGAAGATGAGAGAATTACACACACTTTTGCTCTTATTGACACCTCTTCTTCTCCGTAAAGTATGAGGATTGGCTGTTTTTTGCATCTGATGACTCCCCTCTATATCAATATGATAGAAAGTGTGACTTCCGTTTTGGAATGTAATAATCAGATCATCTTTAGTAATAACCATGTCCCTGACACATATCTCACGTTTGAATCTAAGCTGATCAGCGTGATATTCTTTACGCTCTGCTTTGATACGTGCAATCTGTTCAGGAGTAGGAAGTATTTCTTCAATCGGTTCCTTCTTTTCCTCTTTATTTACAAACAGATCATCCAAAGGATGACGAGTAGGTGCTGCTGCATCAGTTGCATCAGTAGAAATGTTAGTACCTGTATAGGTTGTAGAGGTAGCGTTCGTGGTAAGAGTTCCGGTCTGTTGATAATGCCTTATATACTCTTCTGCGGTCATTCCTACTGGAATATCTGCCGTATTTATCCTTATCGCACGAGGTTGAGCTTCCTCTTCTTCCAAAACCTCATTTACAGTTTCTCTCAGACTATCTAAAGTAAGACCTTCATAAGTTTCTCCATTACTAAGTACATCAGCAACAGCTTGATGATCAGTTATTTCTTCTTCATCTGTTTCCTCAACCATATGACTCGGATATTCTTGAGTTGGTTCTGGTGGTGGATTATCAGGATCAATATGTGTAAACGGATTTGCCATTTCTTCATTCATATTTATCAGTTTTAAAAGGAAGAGGTGCAAAGGATTACTCCCTCACACCTCCTCACATGGGAACCACAAACTATTTTATGGAATATAAACTGCCTGACTTCTACTGGTTCTCAGAGCACTTTGAACTTTCTTGATTTCTTTGTCAAGATCGTCCGCAGTGAACTGAAGGACAGCAGGTACAGTACCACCATTCTCAATCATATCCAGTACGATTTGATCAACAGCCTTGTTGATCTGGTCACGAGATGCTTCAATGATCTCGATAGGATCGGTTGGTACAGGAGCAGCTTTCTCTTTCTTTCCAAAGAGACCTTTCTTCTTCGCTTTCTTTGCCTTCTTAACATTCTTCTCAGAAGGAGTTTTCTTCTCAGGCTTCTTAGCTGCTTTAGGAGCTACTTTCTTGGTAGCAGATGTCTGACCACCCTCCTTTTTGTAGTACTTCTTCAGTTGAGCCTGAAGATCAGCAGTACCACCGGACATATTCAGATTTGCATCCTTGTTCCTGTTCAACCAGCTCATGTGACTCCTACACTCATTGTAGGAACACTCTTCGATAGGTTTACTCAACTCTTCGGTTCCACCGGAAGTTTTTCTACCACTCTTGACCTTCTCAGGGACAAGAAACAGGAGAAATTCTCCTTGTGGGAGTATTGCATCATCCATCTGAAGGGTTGCTTTAGATGCTCTCTCTACTACCCTCATTCCAGACCACTTGACCTGCTTCAGTTCCTTCTTCAATTCACCAAATGTTCTTGCTTCAGACTGATGTTCAATCAAATCTTTCTGCGTAGTCATCTTTAATACGACTTTTCTCATGATCGAATGTTTTTATTAATTAAATCTTTATCAATTTCAAGGTGAAAACGAGTTTACGATTCTCTTGATTATCAACGAAATGATAACGAGTTCGTCCGCTTTCGGCAACGTAGTCCGGATTGTCATCCGGAATAATTTTTGACTCCTGTAAAGCATCCTCAAACCATTTGGTCCATAACCATAGATTACTTACGTCAGGCATTTTGCCTCTACGTGTATCGTAAATGTCTAATGAAACGGATAACTTGTGGGAGGAGCCGGGAAAAATTTGGTTATTCAGCTCTATAATCTGTTCTCTGGAAATCTGTTGCTTGATATACTTTGAAAGATATTTATGATAATACTCAGTCAATTTTCCTCTTAGTCGGTAATGTAATGTAGCGTTGTACAATCCTTGACCATTGACGGTCCAGTATCGTACTCTCCCTGATTTTCTCGACTTCTTTGCTACGATGTACCTATACTCGAAATTCGGGACTATAATATTTATGTCCTGCATCTCTTAGGAATTGTGTTGTAAGTTTATCAAACTCTTTTGAGCTGTATTCCTTTACAAAATCAGAAGGGTCTTTGGGTTCTCCAATAGGGTTGTGGGTAAACTTCAGATCAAATCTCTTAGCGAAACCTTCTCCACCTGTTAATCCACCTTCATCGTTATCGAACCAGACATATATGTTGCTGAATCTTTGTTTCAGCTTCTCCATTACATCTTCTGGTATAAACGAGTGCTCACTATTGGGAGCTATTGCCCAATAACCAAGTAGATTAAAGGTTAAAATATCCTTATATGACTTGGTTACAAAAAGAATATCCTGCTTGTTCTTAGGAAGCAAGGTCCATCCTTGTACAATGGTATTGTTTACATTTGATATAAAGCGGAAGCGTCCCTTTGTTTGTGGGAAGTACAGCTTTCTCCGATATACTCCTTTATGCCAATAATAATCAAACGAATAGGCGAGTTGATATGGATTGACTCTGTAGGATACATTATCCTGAAACTTGCTGTCGATCCTATAATTCGCTATCGAATAAATCCTATGATATTTTAGAAGTAACGGTGGTATTTCATATTGCGCCCAATACTCACGATCCAGATCAGTCCATCTTCGAGGTTGTATGTCGATGATAGTTGGTCTTTGCTCAAACTGCTTCACATCAAAGTTCGCCTTGTCAGGTATTTCCCTCAAAGCGTTTACTTTGACGGAAGCATCTGAGACTGAACCAAGACCAAGATCGAAATCTCGATTAATGATACGCAATACGTTTTGAAAATCTGTATTAAACTTCCTTGCTATATAATCAAAAACTCTATATCCTCTTTCACCAAAATCCTTGTAAAGTAAATCTCCTTCCCACACTACGACATGGCATGACGGTCTGCTATCCTTACGAAACTCACTCTTAAACATTCTGTCTAACGCTCTGAAATTTCTACAATAGGCTTGAAATAATTGAAAGGTATCAAGCTTCTTGAGGATATTCTCCTTCGTAAGACTGTTCTCAGACTGTGTAAATGCCATATTTTAGGTGCTAAAAGGGATCGTCACCTTTAGGTTTGTCACCTGCTGGTTCACCTGCATCAGCTTTAGTTACAGGTTCACTCCATTCCTGAAGAACGAAACTGTTTTGATAATCCTCTTTGATTGCATAACCATTAGAGGTTTGGTTCTTCACATGAGAATCCCAATAGTTTGTCCGCTTATTTGAAGCACGATCAAAATACTTATTGTAGACACTCTGGTATTTGCTGTCCCTTACGGTCAGCAGAACCCGAACTTCATTGTCAATGTTACCAGCGAGAAGACCGTGAAGTTCGGAATAGTCTTCATCGAAAATAGCGAGGAAATTGTCCATCTTCGCCTCATCGTCTGGTCCAATATTCAACCAGTTTACAAGAAACAGGTGCAGGTCAGCTTCACCAACGTGACTCCTACGTGCTGTTTCATGCTTGAACCAAGTGAAACCGCTTGGTACATCTTCAGGGGAACCTTCTGCACTCCAAGCAGTACGACCAAAGTCATTGATCCACTCAGATTTTGTTCCATCCCTGTTCACTCTAAGCTGATTCTCAAGGAAGAAAGCGACTTTCGTCATAATCTTCTCTCCTTCTGGACTTACACCGTTCAGGTGAAAATCAAGTCTCAACTTCTTCACTTTTTCCTCAGTAGTAATGTACACAGGATCATTCTGTGGCTTGTAACCCATCTCTTCTAACCTTTCTTTGGTTGGATTGATTGCTACAACTTTCACGTTATGGATTCCGGTATACAATTTGATCTCCTTGAAAACTTTTTTGTCTGATTCATTCGGAGTAAACGCCATAGTAATTTACGTTTTTATATGGTTAAAAATAAGGTTTATCCTTCGTAATACGCATTGATCTCAGTAATCACTTTACCAAGATCGTTTGGGATATTGAAGGTAGCGAACATTCCTCTCGGAGATTTCGCTGTAGTCGTTCCATCGTTTTGAGTAATAAATGTGTATTCTAATCCGTTTTTCTCCTTATTTTTCTGAACATCTGTAAAAAGTACAACTGTAAATAATCCTTCGAGTGTAACTTTATCATCGAGCAATTTTCCGATTGTCTTAATCTTTCTCTTCGGCTGGAAATTCTCAGTGATGATTTCATCATGAGTTAGAAATACAACTTTCAGGTCTTCTCTAAGACCTTTAGCTGCATTGATCACATCCCAAACGTGCTTTGCAATATCGGTAAACTTCTGCCATCCAGTTTCTTGTGCTCTGTTCATAAACTCAGTAGACATGATATACTGGAAATCGTCAATAACAATCTGCTTGATCTCTTGACGATTCTCACTGATATAATTCAAAACCTTCACGATTTGAGCTGAATCATGACTCACTAAGAAATTACCGCCTTGTTGAATACCGGACGTGTACTTCTGCTTCCAGCCACGGAAAGGAAGTGGTTTCTCAATAATACCGATGATAACCGTTTCCTTTGCATCCAGTGACTCTACTGAAGTAGATTTACCTGTTCCGGTCTGTCCGACCACTGCAATAATTTCGCTCATTAATTCTATTTTAAAGGTTTAACTCTAATCATAGTCTAAGACCTGATTATACTTTAGATTATTTCTCATTTTAGCGATGAAGGGTTCAGTTTCTCTGGTCTTAATGAAGTGGAAATATATAATTCCATTTACAGGAAGATCAGTTGGACCATACGCTCTGAGGTTCAATAATTCCGGACGATGCGAGATCATAAAAATATCAGAATACTGATAGAGCGCATCAGCTCCAAAAACATCACTTTTTTGTGGGTAGTGTAGATTCTTGTTCTGTATTCTTTCTACAGCTTCAATTCCTCTATTTAACTGACTCACAATGACAAACGATGCTTTAATTTTTTTCTTGAGTTCATTAAACATAGCAGCTAATTCGTAGAGAACCTGATTTTGATTCTGTTCTCCAAACTTCTTAACTAATATTGAATGATCAAGGGTAACAAGGACTCCACGATCTATGTTGCACTCCATTCCCATAGCGAAATATTCGATTGTGTTCTTAATTTCTTGTACGGTTCCGGGAATATCAACATACCATAGTGGCATATCCTTAATATCTAATACATAATTAACTGCTCTCTCGTAAGTATCTTCTCTAATGTTTTTAGTTGGGTCTTCGGTATCAGCGTTATAAATCTGTGTTGTAGTCATTTTCAGCTTCTTAGAAATCTTTCTTCCAACAAGCCTACGTGCCATCATCTCGAAGTTAAACGACAGCACCGCAAATTTCTCATTAGGATTAAGAGCAAACAATCCACTCTCAAGCTCATTAAGAATTGCTGTTTTACCACTACCGGACATACCTGCGATAGTGATAATACTTCCCCATTCAATACCGTTCATTCCTGCTTTATCGAACTTCTTCCACGGTGTTTTGAGGGATTTAATCTTATTGTCCATCCTACCCCTGATATAGCGTAATTCTTTACGTGCTGCATCCTCAAGGGATAACATGGGTAATAACTTAGATGATTGATCTACCATAATCTTTCCCTTCTTCTTTAGTGTTAGACGATTTTTCGGCTAATCCTTCGCACTCTGCACTCAGAGTTGAGCCTACACCTTTCTTTTCGATAAAGTAATGTGCCAGTTGCATATATGCGTATCCTTTCAGGGAAAATCTCTCTACGTAGTCTTTTGTAGCTTGGAATATCTGCTCTATGGTATAGTCGTGAGTATTTACAAATTTAATCATTTTCTTGATAACTTCAGCCTTATCTCCACGGTATCTATAGCCTCCTGAGTTGATACCTTTGGGGAATAATTCTCTCCATGATTCAACCCATTCTCCTACCTCTTTTGCTGTGGTTACTTTTTTCTTCGTTCCAACGTGCTTCTTAAATAATTCTTCACCAGTTTTTCTAAGTGTGATCTCTTCAGGATTCTCTCCATGCCATTTCACAAGTCCACTTATTTCTAACCGTTTAATAGAGTGAGTAAACTCCATGAAGTTGTCATCATGAGCGATCCTGAGAAAGTCAAACTTTTCCTCATAAACAAGAATGAGTAGTATAAACTCCACAAAAGTCATGTGAGGTCGATACTGTTCATAAATTGTCAGGTATCTCTGATCAATCATAATTAACGGATATTTAGGTGTTTATACTGCAATCGCATATCCTCTTCTTCTAAAGCTAAAAGATCACCGAGGGACATAGTTCCCTCGGCAATCTCTGTTGCAATCCTGTCGTCAGGATTACTATTCAGGGTTAGTGGTTGCGATTTTTGTTTTGATTTCTGACTTTCTGTAGTCGAAGTCATCACGTAAAATAAAATCACTATTTAAATAAACTGCTTCATCCAAATCAAACTTGTTGGTCATTTTCTTGAACCACTTATCACTCTGAGTACCAGGTACTCTGATCATCCACATATCAGCGTGTTCATCAGCAGCAAGTCGATCAAGTCTACCTTTCTTCTGTTTTGATTTAGTTGCGGAACCAATGTATGATTCCATCACCGCATGAGTTGCACCAACAAGGTTCAATCCAAGCGTAAGTGAGTTACAGCTACCGAGTTCCCTGACTCTTCCATTGTTAAAATCCTCTATAAGCAGAGCATTTACTTTATTAGAGTTCTTGGAATGAACGGTATGTTTACTGATTTTATCAGCCTGTGCTGTAAGCTCAGAGAATACGAGTACTTTGGCTTTGGGAAATTCTGCTCTGATACCACCACTAATACGTTTAGCTATTCTCCCTGTTGAGGGTAGGTTCAGAAGAAAATTCTTCCTTGCCTTGATAGCGTTCATGTACACAGCAGCAGCACCTTTTTGCTGAGTTGTCCCTTGACCTTTCCAAAACCATGCAGCAGCATCTCTGAACCAATCCTGAGAGCCTTGAGCTAACATGAGATTCTGACCATGCTTCATACGCTCAGTCAAATACACATAATATTCAAGCTCACCTCTCTCATACTGTTTCCCTCTGATCTTGACAACGATCCTATCATTGTCGGAGAGATCATGATTCACAATGAAAAATCTGGTTTTATTAATCAGACCATCTTCTGCGGAATTGTAGTACTCATATACTATCGGACAGTATTTGTCATAATAGTATTTCTTGTCATTTTCATCAGTAATATCATGAGTTGCGGTTAATCCGAGAACATATTTAGATTCATTGTTCTCAAGCAACTTACAATACTCCGGAGTCATTATGGTATGCACCTCATCAAGTATAATCAGATCATATTTACGACCCATCCACTTGTAAGCTGTTTGGATATTCTCAATATCAATGTGTAGAGTCCTTGAAGGTCTCTCACCATCGAAATCAATCGTCCATACACCATCTCTCCACGGTTCAAATCCCCACTTAACCAGTTCATCATACCAGTTCTTCTTGAGATTTGTTCTTGGAGAAGTTATCAGAACTCTTGTTACATCATCCTGATTTCGAGTGAACAGTGTTGCTGCTCTACTCTTACCTGTACCAGTTTCAAGGCATAACGTACCTCTACTACCAGCAGCGACAAATGCCCTTAACGCTTCGTTTTGGAGCTTGTCTTTCAATTCATTCACCATTATTATCTGTTTTTGGTTTCATTAAAATAATTTCTGCTGACCATCATTGACAGCATATTTGATCTTGTTTGCTTCCTTAATATAATAATTGTAGTCTATGTTAAATTGTTCCATAGGACCAGTGTACGCTCTGTTGAAGATCGTTATGGCACGTCCAGATTCAAGAGAAATCATTCTATGATCAGTCTTGTTTCGCTTTGTGAGCGAACCACCTGTGGAGGATACATAATACCTAATTGTACGCTGTTGTACGTCTTCCCTTTTAACGTTACCTTCAATATGAGTATGGACAATGTTCCAATCCTTTCTCGCTCTAAATCCAATTCCGAAGTCATAAATATTGTCGTGTTTATGAATGAAATCTGCAATAGGTATTCCTTCAAGATAATGTGCATGAATTGCTTTCGGAACCACACGCATTGACCAGTTCTTATTATATGCAACTGCTCCATTCTGCATGGGAATTATCTCAAAACATCCTTTAGGTTTAACGTATCCATCGGTAGTTTGTGCTAAATAATTATTTACATCTCTGATAATCATCTTCTTATATTCTCCATACTCAAGTATCATACCTGTCCTGATCTCCCAATCACTACAGATACGCATGACTGCATCATATTCAGATCGTGGTATCTTAACTGTAATACCATCAGTATTTGCCTGAATCATAGTGATGTCTTTGATCTCATCCACCATCCACTCAGCTAACATGGTGAGTAGGAGCTGACCATTAACAGTCACCTTCATAGTGTACATGGGATCATAGAACAGGGAGTACTGGTCATTACTCTTACCATACACTCCATTTAAGGCAAGTTTTAAGCCTGAATTGACAGGTTTGTTCCCTGTCCTCTTGGCTTCCATCCTTGTCTCAAATAACTCCTCATACACCTCTATAAATGTACGTCCGAGGTGTTGAGGGTAGAACTTGTTCTTGATAGCAAGAGCTGGATAATATGCTGCTACATCAATATCAAGAATCATGTGAGTATCATTACTCTCATAAATACCTGAGTCTATGCAACCATGAATACCTCCAACACCATAATCATACTTGAATCCTTTGTAAATAACACTCTTCTCAAATGGTTTATAGGTGGTATAAATCGTAGTCTCTTTGAAGAACTTGTGTAAGCTCTGAAATTCTTTATTGCTAAAAGCTATGTAAGGTAATAGACATTTACCGAGATCAATACTCCGTCTATAAGTCCTCATATCTTTTATTGCGTTGAAATGCACTTGTTTCTTACGTGCTATCTCTCTGCCGAATATCTCTTGTCCAATTTTAGGGTCATTAGCATTACGTAAATTCAGATTGTATGTCTTGGACAACATCTGACGTAACTTGACCATATCTTCACTCTTGAAGTAGAATTTGTGAGTTGCATCTACGTCATTGTAATTATAGTTAAGCATACTTGGAATCTCATCTTTTGTTACCCAATGGTCATGCTCGAATGGCATATCCTGAACGTTTGGGTATTGAATAGCTATTTCTACGGCTTTCAAGGAAGTCCTCTTGCTTTTATTGTCGAAGTGATGTATGCGAAATAAGTCAAGCTGTGGTATCAATACTTTCCAATGCGGTATAGCTGAATATTCTTCTTTAATAATTCGTTGAGACTCATAATACATCTGCTCAAGAAATCTTGCTGTTGGTAACGGATCAACGTGTTCATAAGTATCCATTAAATGAATAAAATAATGTATCAACGGATAATCATAATTTATACTATTGAATCCGATCAGTCCTGCTACTTCATTTTGTAGAAAATCATAAAGTTCTTGTCGTTGGTCTTCGCTCTCATGAATATAAAATACTCTAACATCTTTTCTGTCATCTCTGTTCATAAATACTGCCGAATGAAAGTTTTCTAACTGTTCGAGATCCCACACATAGACTTTCTTTTCCATAAGTATTTGATTTAGAGGTTAAAAAGGAGTGCCCAATTAAGGACACTCCTATCAAAGTTATAGATTTCAAAGAGAAATGCTACTTCTACTTGTTCTCATCCGTCTTGGCTGCTCCTTCAAACTCTTCAACAGCAGGATCAGCTACAGGTACACCTGCAACATCATGCTGAATCAGTGTTTCAACAACATCGCTGGACTCAGAAACAACCTCAGTTTTCCACATGATTGTCTCACCATTCTTGGTAAGAATCTCACCTGTGGTAGGATTGATCTTCTCACGAAAACCCTGATTCTCCGGAGTTTCGCTTTCCAGCCTTTCCAGAGTCACAATTTTGTGAGGAGAAACAGCAACAGAATAATCTGTACCTTCCTTCAGTTTGTACTCACCAATTACTGCTTTCAGGTCCTCGATGTCACCCACAACAAATCCAACTTTATTCCTCTTATTCAGGAATCCATTGGACAGGGTTACAACGGTTGCCATCAGCATCAGGCTTCCAAACTCAGGTTTGTTAGGATTCACACGGATTAAACCATTGGCAACCATTGTGTTTCCTTCTTTCTCGTTCCACTTTGTTACTACACATTTCATGATAAGTCATTTAAGTTTATAAAAATCAATTAAAGTCAAGATGTAAAGTCCATTACGTATATCAGTGCATTGAGTTCAATACTCTTATGCTACATGATTTCCTATAGCTTCTTTTACATAGTGGAGAGAGGGAGAATCGAACTCCCTTACAACACAGATTCAAAATCGAGGTCAAACGAGTTGAAATTTGTGTATATCACTGTTACATGGCACAAGTGTTGCGTCACCATCCTCCCCATAACAGGAGATTTCTCTCCTGTTTTCGACGTTGCTGGATAAGGTGTCGTTACCTTTGCAGATTGGAACCATAATATATGTTTTGCTTCACCCTGACAATCGAAAAGAGAATGAGTCTACGGTACTCACTCCCAATCCATTACATCATCAAGATCAAATATAGAGTCCAGTGCATTATTTGCTTGGTGTTTGATCTTAATATTGTTCTCAGGTAACACGAACTTGAAGCCTTTAGGTTTCTTTGCCAGAGGTACTAAGTCATCAATATTTGTGATAGGCTGAGTACATTCACTTAGAAATTTAATGGCTTCAAATACGTCATTGAATCGTCTGTCATTGATCTCTGTCAAATACACAGGTTCAGAATCATGGTCATCAATCATTTTCGTAGGGTCACTATGGTATTCCACAACTATAGTGAACTTGTTTTTGGTGTCCATTCTGCATTTCCTTGTTTAGCTTAGGGTTACTTAAAGAGTGTTATACAAGCAAGATGCTTCCATCTTGTACGTGGATCAAACAGGTCCACTTCTTGCTTGTCAATGTCCTCATCACTGCACATTACAGCTTTAGGACGTTTCTTAGGGCGTGAGAAGTTGGTTAGCTTTGTATGACTGTCCATCTTCACCTTGAGCAATCCATAACCAGTAGTCCAGTTATCTGCATCAATCACACATTTGTTAAT